AGTTCTGACGGACGTGTAGCTGTACTTAACCCAAGACAGTACTACGCACTTATCCAACAAACAGGTGACAATGGACTAATCAACAGAGACGTTCAGGGTACAGGTTTACAGTCTGGAGAAGGTGTTGTATCTATCGCTGGTATTAAGATCTACAAGTCAATGAACCTACCATTCTTAGGTAAGTTCGGTACTGCTAATACTATTTCTAACGCTGGTTCATTCATAGGACAATCTATGGATTCTGGATCTGGTAGTCAGACTGCAACATATGCAAGATCTGGAACAACTATCACAGTAACTCTTAACGCACACGGTCTTTCTGTTGGCGATAAGGTAGTATTCAATGCTACTGCTGGTGGTGGAACTTCAGGCACATATACAGTTGCTACAGTTGCTACAAACACATTTACAATTACTGATACTGTTTCAGGAACTGTTGGTGGTGGTACAGCTTGTGCATTTAACATTGCTGGTGTTAACAACAGCTATGGTGAGGCTGGAGACTTTGCGGGATCATGTGGCTTAATCTTCCAGAAAGAAGCTGCTGGTGTTGTTGAAGCAATTGGACCTCAAGTTCAAGTAACTAATGGAGACATATCCGTTATTTACCAAGGCGATGTGATCTTAGGACGCATGGCTATGGGAGCAGATTACTTAAACCCTGCTGCTTGCGTAGAATTACACGTTGGTACTGCTGACGCTGCATTCTAAATTTATATACTTTATACGGGACCTTCGGGTCCCTTTTTTTTTATCTATGGCTATTACAACTATTGATCTCGATACCGAACTATCCGCAGTTAACTCAATCTTGGGTAGCATAGGTCAATCTCCTGTTACTACTTTAGGAGTAGTTACAGACAACAACGGAAATGAAGTTGTCAACACATATGCAAACCCTGAAATAGCGTTTATATATAACATCCTTAAAGAAGTAAATCAGGATGTACAAAATGAAGGATGGCACTTTAACAAGGAGTACCATGTTGAAGTTAAACCTGATGCAAATAATGAAATAAAAATTCCAAGTGACTATTTAAGATACGATTTAAATGCAGATCACTTCGTACAAAAAGATGTAGTTAGACGTAATGGGAAACTTTATGATCTTGTAAATCATACTTATAAATTTACAGATCCTTTATTTCTAGACATTGTTTACTTACAACACTTTGGAGACTTACCTCCTGTATTTAGAAGATACATAATTTCAAGAGCATCAGTTAAAGCTGCTACTCAGTTAGTTAATAATGCTGAATTAGTACAACTACTACAAACACAAGAAGCTACAACTAGAGCTGCCTGTGTTGAATATGACTGTGATCAAGGTGATTACTCCTATCTAGGTGTACCGCATGATGCGTCATACAAAGCCTACACACCGTTCAAAGCTATAAGAAGATAAATGGCAACAGTTACACAATCTATACCAGCATTAACTGGTGGAATATCACAACAACCAGATGAATTAAAAGTTCCGGGACAAGTTAATGTAGCAAAAAATGTATTACCTGATGTAACTCATGGTTTACTTAAACGTCCCGGAAGCCAATTAATAGCATCATTAAGTGATAGAACCGGCGACTCTATCTTAGGAGGAGGAGGTAATGCTGATGCAGCTTTAAACTCTGTATCAGGAGGTAAGTGGTTTCACTACTATCGTGATGAAGATGAGCAATATATAGGTCAAATTAATACGTCTACTGGTGACGTTAATATGTGGCGTTGTAGTGACGGACTACCATTCCCTGTTAATACAGCTAACAGACCAATCAAAAGAATCAATATTACTGGCATTGGTAATGGGTATAGTTCAGCTCCTACTATTTCATTTAGTGGAGGAGGAGGATCTAACGCAGCTGCTACAGCACTTATCAATACAGGCGGTCAAATATCTGACATTCTTTTAACTAATCCAGGATCTGGTTATACATCAAATCCTACTATTTCATTTAGTGGAGGAGGAGGAACTGGAGCTGCTGCAACATGTGTAGCTTCAACAGTAACTCCCGCAGCAATTGCTAGTTACCTAAGTAATGGATCACCAACTGCTGATGACATACAAACTTTAACTGTTAACGATTACACCTTTATTACTAACAGAAAAAAAGAAACAGCAATGGCTTCAACCATTGAACCTGTGAGACCACCTGAAGTATTTATAGAATTAAAACAAATTAAATATGCTAGTCAGTATGCTTTAAATCTATTTGATGAATCTACACAAAGAGACGTAACTACAGCAACAAGAATAAAAATTGACAGGTTGTACGACAGTTCAAATACTTGTGGACATGATGACGAAGGTCGTTTGTTTTTTAAACATTTATTTGATCAAAGAACTTGGAATTACAACAATAATGATTATGTTTGGGGTGTTCAATGTGGAAGTCGATCAGGAACAGATGACAGCGGTGCGACTGTTAACGGTATTAAAATGTCTGATTCAACATGTCCTAATACTAAAACTGGAATATTTAGTGGTGTAGGTTCAGGTACTACTTATCAAGATAGAAACGATCCTGACCCTCCAGCTGTTTATCAACAAGATACTAAGTATAAAAGAGGAGATATCATACAAGCTAATAGTAAAGTTTACTGGTTAAATCAAACAAGTAGATCAGTTGGCAGTGATACAGCACCTAGTCATAGTGACACTTCTGAACCTAATAACTGGGTTTACTTAAACACTTTATCTAATTATCAAGCTGGTCAAGTAGAACAACATACCATTCGTGTATTTAATAAATCACATATGGATAATAACTATGCTGTTAAGACAGTTGACAATACTAATAACGTAGTTACTAACATAAGAGATGCTGCTGTATCAGGCAGAAGTAATATGTATTTTCGTATTACAACTATTGGTCAAGCAGTACCATACGGCACTGGAAACGATGTTAGATATTATGCAAGATATACAACAACACATGACTTACTTTATGGTGGTGAAGGTTGGGAAGTAGGAGATACTTTTTATGTTTGGCAGAATAATGCTAGATATAGAATTACAGTTTTAGAAACCAGTACAGCTAAAGTTGCCTGTGATATGAACAGTCAAGCTAGATCTGGATTAATAAGACCTACACCTACACCATTTGATACCGAAACAACTATTACTGCTGAAAGTATATTAGGTAGTATTAGACAACTTGTTGTTAGTCAAAACAACGGTATTGTTGACAGTGAAATTGAACAGATTGGTAATGGTTTATATATAACGAATGGTAGTAATTTCAACGCAACTACTCCTTTCCAAGATCTAATTAATGTTGTCTCTGGTTCGGTAGAAAATGTAGATGACTTACCGCAACAATGTAAGCATGGTTTCGTTATAAAAATAGCTAATACAGAAACTGAAGATGATGATTACTATGTCAAATTCTTTGGTAACAATGATCGAGATGGTAATGGTGTATGGGAAGAATGTGCTAAACCGGGAACTTTAATTGAAATAGATGGCAGTACAATGCCAGTTCAACTGACAAGAAATGCTAGTACTAATACATTCGATTTAGACTATGTAGATTGGGAAGATGCAACTGTTGGCGATACAGATCCAATAGTCGGTACTAATCCAGAACCATCATTTATCGGAAACAATATAAGTAAGATATTATTTTTTAGAAACAGACTATGCTTACTAAGCAATGAAAATGTAATACTATCCCGTCCGGGTAACTTCTTTAATTTTTGGGCTAAGACTGCAACTACATTTACGATTGAAGATGTTATTGATGTATCTTGTAGCTCTACAAATCCAGCAGTTATTTATGATGGATTACAAGTTAATGCAGGGTTACTATTATTTACCAATAATCAACAGTTTTTATTAACTACAGATAGTGACATCCTTGCTCCTAATACAGCAAAAGTAAACTCAATATCTACTTATAATTTTAATAAAGCAACTAATCCAATTTCACTTGGTACAACAGTTGGCTTCTTAGATAATGCTAATAAATATAGTCGTTTCTTTGAGATGTCTAGGATATTAAGAGAAGGAGAACCACAAGTTGTAGAACAAAGTAAAGTTGTTTCTAAGTTATTTACTAAAGATTTAAAACTTGTATCTAACTCACGAGAAAACTCAATAATATTCTTCAGTGAATTAGGTAATACAACATTATATGGTTATAGATACTTTGCTTCAGGTGAAGAAAGAGTTTTATCTTCTTGGTTTAACTGGGAACTTACAGGTAATATCGCATATCATTGTATGTTGGATGATGCTTTATATGTTGTTGTTGAAAATAACAGTAAACGTCAACTAATTAAGTACTCTATAAAGCTAGATGATACGGGTAACTTTGTTACTCAAGATGGTAATAACTATGCTGTTCATTTAGATAACACTAAACCTGTTACAACTGGAGCTAATACTTATAACGCAACAACTAAAAAAACAACTTTTCCTAAACCAGAAGGTTTTGAAAGTAGTAATCAATTAGCTGTTTATGATACTGATTCAGGATCTGAATTAGGAAGATATGCTTTAGCTACTGTAAATGGATCAAACATTGAACTAGATGGTGATTGGAAAAGTCAGACATTTAACTTAGGTTATCTATATGAAATGGAAGTTGAACTACCTAAGATATTTTTAAAGCAAGCACAAGGAGATAAATACAGAGCTGATACTAGATCACGTTTGACACTACACAGAGTCAAAATGAACTTTGGTCCTATTGGTATGTTCTCAACTACTTTAAAAAGATTAGGTAAAACAGACTATGTTGAAAACATAGAAGTAGTACCAGCTGACCAGTATGGAGCTAACTCTGCTGTTGTCGAACCAACTACAGAACAAACAATACCTATATACGAACAGAATAAAAACATAGTATTAACTATTAAATCTAAACACCCCGCTCCAGCAACATTATATTCATTTAGCTGGGAAGGAGACTTTAACAACAAACTATATCAACGTGTCTAATTACATTCACCCAATAACATTGGAAGCTGCTTTAACAGTAGCTTCTAATCTTTTACCAGATGACCGTAGGGAAGTAGAAGAGGGTCATGGACATGATCCTGAAAGTGCACTGATAGTAGGAATGAATAATTCAGAAACAGTTTACTTTGAGGTACCAAACGGTGACATAGCTGGGATGGCAGGAGTAAGTCTAGATGGAAAAATCTGGATGGTCTGCACACCAGCTATTTATCAATACCCACATACCTTTGCTAAAGAAGCGAAGCGTTACGTGGAAAGACAACCACATGAGTTGTTATGGAACATTGTTGAAAAAAGAAACAAAGTTCATATAAAACTACTCAGATTCCTAGGGTTCAAATTTCTAAGGGAATTAAAATACGGACCCAACAACTTATCCTTTATAGAGTTTTGCCGTGTTAGGAGCAATCTTCGGGGGTGCTAGTAAAATACTTGGCGGTATAGCTGCAAGCAAAGCTGCAAAAGCTAGAAATGCTGCGGCACGTCGTGAATATGAACGACAGTTAG